TAAAAGCCGACATGTTGCCGAAAAACGTCCTCCGGTTTGTCATGGGAGGCGCCTGTAGCCCCTTGCTGCCATCCGCCATGACTACTTCCACGTTGTACACGCGCTCCACCAGCGCGCACAGTATGTTTATCATACTGTTATTATGTACAATGTATTTACAATCGACCCTCCGCAGCCCCACCAACTCGATGTAGCTGCGGTGGATCGAACGCAACTTACCCACACCCGCCACGATCTCGATCCCCGACGAACCAGCAATGACAGAACCACGATAATCAATGCTAGTATCGAATCCTTCGCGGCAGACGGGGCCCCATCATATGGGACGTCGCGGAGGGCCAAGCAAGATGGCCTGCCCAGACTTGTCGAACACTGTGTCTATGAAACACACATTCACACAAGCCTCGCGGATATTCTCGCGCACAAGGACGTCGATGGCCATCATATTCATCTTTTCCTCTACTACACGAGCTACCGCGAGACGGGCGACCGGCGTGTCGTCGCGGATGCTCTCTTTCCCCAAAGTGGCGTACACTTCTGCCCGGACTAGCATAATCTTGTCACGGTACTTAAGGAGCTGGTTGTCCGTACGACGTCTTGCTTGCGCGCGTTCGGCACGTCGACGCATTCTCTGTGTGAGTTCCGGTGAAACACCGATCCTCTCGAAAAACCGCATCAACTCGCCGCGCCAGGTCCAACGGTCCCAATAGTCCATGATAGCCTGGTTGAATTCATCCTCATCTGGTCGTGGTACTAAAGGATGCAACAGGCCTGGACCTAGCACTTGGGCCGTCCCGAGCCGCTCGTCGGTGTTTACCATTTGGTCCCATATCATTTCAGGACTGTAATGGGTTAGGTATCTATAAAGACACCATGGAACTCCGACGGTGAGCCCGACAGCCGTCACGTAAAGTAACGGCCTGCGTATCTGCTCCATCCTGGTGATGGAAGTAGCGTACAGTTCCCTAAGGTACCGTTCGCGCAGATAGATGTGATCGCTCACACCGTACCATAGTGAGACAAACGGCGCGCTTATGATGTTAACACACGCCCCCAATTGTTCATCCCACGATGGTACCACGGTTTGTGGTCTTCCAAGGTCCGCCACCAAGAGGGATGCGGTAGACCCGGGGCGCTCCCCCCGAAAAATAGCGGGGAGCGTGGTCGGGGCCCACGTCTGTGGAAGCCCCAACCAGGACGCAGTGTGTCTCCGGAGTGCCACTCCATACTCCACACCGCGCCCTTTGACGTCATGCCATATTTCAGACATACCGCCCTGACTACTACACACGAATGTGTAGGCAAGAAGCTCTGTTAGTACAGAACCAAG